TGATAACCCTACTAACACAGCTCAGTAATGCTATACTTTATCACTGAGGCATACCTCAAAACAAACACACCCATTACAGCCAATGTGGATGTTAATGACGTAACTCCATACATTGCAACACAATCGGCATTAAGAATACAGCCAATCTTAGGCACTACGTTCTACAATTACATGCTCACTCAGTACAATGCTCAGCTATTGACACCAGATGAGATTGATCTGGTAGAGTTTATTCAGCCTGTCATTGCATGGAGAAGTGCAGAGGATGCAGTATTTGGATTGACCTACCAATTAAAGAACAAAGGTTTGCAGACTCAGAATGGAGACTACTCAGCAAGTGTATCACGTTCAGAAGTGGCCTTTGGTATGGAGCACTATGCACAAAAAGCTAGTTTCTTTGAGCAACGTCTTATCAGATGGCTACTTGCTAACCGTAATTTATTCCCTATCTTCATCAGTGCTACCAATACTGACACCGATTTAAGACCAATGTTTAACCATTGCTCTTGCATTAATCAGTTTCAGACTACTTGCACAGGTCTTTGTGGTAACTTCCTTGAGAATGGGTACAATAACAGCATTCTAATCTTGTAATGAAGGCACAGCTCACTATCTTACTAGGAAGTATGCAGTCTAATTGGATAAAGTTAGTGGCTACTGTATGCACTTTCTTGATGCCAATCTCAGGCCTGCTTTTTTTGGTAGGTTTTGTGATTGTGTTAGATACTATCACAGGTGTTTGGAAGTCAGTAAAAAACAAAGTCAAGATAACTAGCAGAGGACTAAGCGCAATCATTAGCAAGATGTTGCTTTATGAGATAACTGTTATTTTATTCTACATGATTGACCATTTTATCCTTAACAATATCATCCTTCAATTTTTCTCAGTGCCATTGCTTCTGACTAAAGTACTTGCATTGATACTTGTATCCATTGAAGTTATGAGCATTAACGAAAACTACAAATCAGTTAAAGGACTTGACCTATGGCAAGCAATGAAAAACTTATTCGCCAGGGCTAAAGACATTAAAAAAGAGGTGGATGAAATTAGACATAAGCAAGATAACGCAAGTTCGGTTGGATAGTGACCAATACTTTGCAGAAGAAAATCCAAAATCCCAAATTTATTTACACCATACAGCAGGCTCAGGAGATGCTAAAGGGGTATCACGTTATTGGAATACCAATGATACGAGGATAGCTACTGCATTTATCATCGGTGCCAGTGGTGAGATAGTGCAATGCTTCTCATCCAAACATTGGGCGTGGCATCTAGGCATTGATTCAGCAGATTTCGCTGTTAAGAAACTACCTTACCGCAACTTAAACAAACTTTCAGTTGGTATTGAGGTGTGCAATTGGGGCCCATTAAAACAAAAAAATGGTGCTTACTATACATACGTCAATTCTCAGGTAAAGAAAGAGATGGTAACTATACTCGACAAGCCATTCAAAGGGCACACAGCGTGGTATAGGTACACTGATGAGCAGATTGAATCTACTCGCCAACTGCTTGTGTATTTATGCGAAACATATAACATACCTAAGGCATACCGGTCAGAGATATTTAACATTGATGTAAAAGCCTTTGAGGGTACACCTGGTATCTACACCCACAATTCAGTAAGAAAAGACAAATCAGATATTTACCCATGCCCTCGTATGATTGAAATGCTACAAAACCTATGAAATACCTTTTACCACTTCTGCTAGTATTGCTCGCCTGCTCACCTGCTAAGCGTGCTCAGTACCATTACAACAAAGCCCTTAAGAATGGGCTTAAAGTTATTCAGGATAGTGATACCATTCGCATAACTACATTAGACAGCATCCCAGTGATACGATTTGATTCGATTGTATACGAAAAATTCTTTACTACTAAGGATACTGTGATTAAATTCAACAATATCTATGTGCCAAAAACTAGATTTCAAACACGCATTGAATATAAAGAAAGGGTCAAAACTATTAAGATACAAGGGCAAACCAAATGGAAAACTGCCAAGGCTACGCAGGTGGTGAAATACAAAATTAATTGGTGGATGGTGTTAATATCATTTATTGTTGGTACATTAGTGCGCTTCTTAGTGCAGAAAGGTATCATTGATAGAATAGTATTAGCATACAAAAGCCTATGAGAAAGAGACTTTTTTACGACATTGAGACCTCCTTTAACGTAGGTATCTTTTGGAGATCCGGTTACAACCTAACCATTAACCCAGGTGACATCATTCACGAGAGAGCAATCATCTGCATCTGCTACAAATGGGAAGGGGAGGATGAGATTCACAGCCTTACATGGTCCAAATCTCAAAGCGACAAGGACATGATTAAAAAATTCATCAAAGTGCTTCACCAAGCTGATGAAATTGTGGCTCACAATGGGGATAGATTCGATCTTAAATGGATACGCACAAGGGCTATAATTCATGGTATTGATGTTATGCCATCACCCAAGACCATAGACACTCTTAAATGGGCTAAAAGGTACTTTAATTTCAATAGCAACAAGCTAGACTATATTGCCAAGTTTCTTAATGTTGGTGCCAAGATGGAAACAGGAGGCATGGACCTTTGGAAGGATATAGTTTTTAAGAAAGACCAGGTAGCATTAGATAAGATGGTGGCTTATTGCCGAAAAGATGTCGAAGTCCTAGAAGCAGTCTTTAAGAAACTAACTTCCTATACCACCCCACAGCACAATTATGCAGTACAGCATAGTGGAGATAAATTCGAGTGCCCTGAATGCTCAGGTACAAACCAAAAATACAATAAGAAAGTAGTAACCGCATCGGGTACTGTCCACCATTGGCTCAAATGTCGTGATTGCGGCAAACACAATAAAGTAAACCATCTTGTTTACACCAAATATCAAGAGTTTATCTACCGCAGGAAATTCCTTAACAGGTAATACCCTTAAATTTGCGGTGATTATTTAAGGTTATCCCCTTAAAATTAAGTAAAATTCTCCTAGATTAAGCGTTATTCCCTTATTTATCTATATTTTTTGTGAATTTAATCACATATTCCTTATTTAGAATCATTCTAATTTTTTTTTTGTTGATACTATAATGTGTGATAATCGGATTGATTCCGTTTATTATGGCTCATTTTGTCAACTCTCAATGTTAAATTATTGTTAAGAATGTTCATAAAGTTTTGCACTTATGAAAATGTCTATATCTTTGCTACATGTTTAACCAATTAACACAAAACAAAATGAGAAAGTTTAGAATTGAATTTCAGGACAACGACCAAAACGAACTTTGGTCAAAATTAATCGAAGCATACGATTTCGAGGATGCAAAAAAATACGGCGAATTAATTCTTGCCGAAACCAGTCACAACGATTTATCAACTTATGAAATAACTGAACTATGAACCAAGAAGAAATGATTAAAACAATCCTCGAGTTTGAGAAAGAACTTTGGGAAGAGCAACAGCAGATGGTAGAATACTTCGGTGCAGATGATGCAGGTACGAAAAATGCCACTGCAAGATGGGTATCAATCAGCCAATTAATGGACAAACTTAAAATTGAACAACAATGAAAAAACTATTATTAGAAACAATCGGAGGCCTAGCAGTATTAGCAGGCTTATTAGTAGCAATGTACAACGTATTAATTTTTATGCTATGCAACTAGTAGAAGTAACAAATAGCATTGTAACCTTTGAAACGGATACAGCAACAGGTACTTGTGAATTTGTGATAACTGACCTGCATGATGAGTGGGATGTTAAGATATCAAAGATACAAGCTATAGATGATGACACTGACCTGGACTACATCCTTACAGATGAGGAGGAGTCATTGCTACACAATGAGATATATGACTATGTATGTGATCATTTTATTGAGGATTTGTTAGATGCTGATTACTATGAGGATGAGGATGATTGGAAATATAACGACTACCCATGATACTATTAATAGAACAGATAGAATGGTGGCAGAGAAACGGCCACTTTAATTTTGAACTTTATATGAACATATTAAAAGCAAAACAATGTACACACTCTCCTACTTTTATGGTGCCACTCTCAAAGAGCAGTACCACTTTAACAGCAAAGCCCTCTGCCATTGGAAGAAAAAACAGCTCATCGCAGCAGGCACCCATTTGTCAGGAACCTTTACAATTCAAAAGTCATGAATCAGCATAAAATATACAGAGTACTAAGACTACTGCAGATGCTACAAGAGAAGCCCAGGACAGTGCAATCAATAGCGAGGTACTTAGGTACAAGTGAAAGAACAGTCTACCGATACTTTAAGCTATTTGAAAAGCTAGATTACAAAGTCCAAAAAGATATATATTACAAATACTTTATTGAGAAAAAATGAAATACACAAAATACTACAGAATGTGGCTCGAAGATACAGTAGAGCCTGATGGTGGCACATGGTGCTACATGGGGATGGATGATAAAGGATTCCTATGGCAGCTTAATTTTGCTTATCCAAATAATGAACAACCTGAAACATTAGAACAATACCTCCAATGGGGATATAAAATTCAAGAACTATGACACTAGAACAAAAATGCCTTGAAATTATCTGTGAAGATAACCTGCATAAACCAAATAGAAAGAGCCACATCATACATAAGAAAGCATACCTCATTCACAAGCTCAGAAAATATGACTTGAAATGGATAACAATAGCTAATATGTTTGATATGACTCATGGAAGCATCATCCATCTGTACAACAATGCTGAGTGGTGGGAACAATCTAAAGACTATCTATACCTGTATGATACACATCTATACAGGGAGATCATTGAAAACATCCCAAAGGCATCCATTGAGCGTAACCTGGAGAAAGATATCTTTGAGTGCCGGTCTATGTATCAATTAGACAGGATAAAGGAAAGAATGGTTAAGAAATTTTATGAAACAAATGACGCTATTTTATCAACAAATGACGCTATATGACAAAGAATGATTTACATTTGAAATGTGTTTAATTGGTGATATGTCTAGGATTAGGAGGTCTCGGCCTCCTTTTTTAATGACACTATGACGATGTGACACTTCTCT